GCCCAAGTAAATCTGCGTGGTTGAAAGGTTGGCATGCCGAAGGAGCACCTTGCTGACCACCTCGAGGGGCAGGCCCATGCGGCTTGCGTAAGTGGCGGCATGGCGGCGAAAGTCGTGCGGCTTGATATTCACATCGGCGCGGTCGCCAGCTTTTTTCACCACGAACCGGGCCCCGGAATAGCTGAGATTGAAGATTCTGGCTTCCGGCGCGAAGCCTTTTTCCTTGACGTGCTTGGCCAGCCTGTCGGCGGTGGACTCGGTCATGTAGGCATACTCGATGTCCTTGCCGCTCTTCGGGGCTTCGAGGGTGATCTTGCGCCCTTCAATGTCACATGGCCGCATTTTGAGGACTTCCCCGATCCGCAGACCCGACCGCGCCATCAGCTCGAGCATGATCCGGTCCCTCTCGTTTTCACAGCGGAAAATCACCTCGTCCACGGCTTCCTTTCCGACGACAGTTCTTTTCGTGCGTTTCGGATGCCGGAAAGACTTTGAGAGCAGGTTGTTGGCGCAGGGGTTCGGGATGCCGACCTCCAGGCAGTTGATGCAGAAATTGAAGAATGCCTTTGTCTGGACGTATCGGAGACGCTTGGTTTCCCTGCTGCAGTTCGAGGTCAGGGTGGTCAGGTAGCTCAGAATTTCGTCCGGGGGCACATCCGACAGTTCGCGGTCTCCGAACTCGCGCGAGAACGTGGTGTAAAAATAATTGTAGCCCCGCTGCGTTGACGGCTTCGAGTTCGCGGTGTGGAAATTCCTGTGATGCACTATTGCTTCGTTAACCTTCAATCGGAGCGCCTCCCTCAGAATTTTTTCTTGAGCCATTTGCCGACTTTGTGGCCGATTTTGTTCGTCAGAGTGGTCGGCTCGATTTTGACCGCGCCGGTGGTGTCCACGGTCACGCCGACCCCGGGGATGAGTTTATCGGTGAAGACTTCGAGCGGCTCGCCTTTCTTTTTGCGGATGGTGACTTTGGAATTAACAGCGTCAACCGCGGCGACCACTTTCTGGACTTTGCTCTCCGATATGAGACCGGTGGCGAGAATAAGTTCCTTCGCGTGTGTTGAATCGATCTCACCTGTGGCGAGCCGTTTGAGAGTGGCATCGCATGCGTGAGCGATTTCCTCGCGGTCCTTCTGGCCGAGATGAAACACCACCCCTATGACCGCGATTATGACCGGCATCAGCGCAATGACGATCTGGATGATCTGGTCTGCAGTGAAATGCATTTATTGCCTCCTGTTTTTCGGGCGATGCCCGGATTTATGATTTCCGCGAACCCGCGACGGCGCGGGCTTTCGGTTTCTTCTGGTCGTGAAGCAGGTCGAGAATGTCGCGATGGTTTTCGTGCTGGACGGAGTGGTCGTCCGCCATCTTTTTTTGAAACTCCGACAGCGTGGATGTCAGCGCCGACATGGAAGTTGCGTTCTGAACCACTATCTCTTTCAGGGAACACACGAAACGCTCTGTTAACTCTTTTCTTTCCTTGCACACCTCGTCGAGCGCCGTGTTCTGCTGCGCGAGCACGGTGTCCTTGTCCGCGAGCCGTTTCTCGAACGAGCCGAGAAGTTGCGGAACCAGACCCTTGAAGATGCCGATCAGCGTCACGACGAGCGTGAGCAGGATGCCGCCGAGCTGCACCAGCAGGTTGTTGTGGGCTTCCATTGTTCAATCACCTCCTTCGGATGTCGGAACCGTGTAGTCTTCCCCCCACGAGGCGGGCGGCTCCAGGACAATTGCCGATTCCACGATGCGGTAGCTTTGCAGCAGCCGCGTCGGCACTTTGTGCAGGAACCCGAGGCATTCCTCGGCTGTCAGTTCCGTGACGATCAGGTCGTTGCACACGATGGTGTCGTTCCACACGGGACCGCCGCGGTCGAGGATCATCGCGTGCGCGAAGATCGGTTTTTCACCGGAGATCATCCGGCTGCGCATGGCGGGCGGCTTCGACACTTTCCGTTGCGCGTCCGGCGCGAGAAGCGGAAACTGGAATCCCGGCTCGCGGAACGGGCAGAACAGACCGCCTGTTTCTCCGAACGTCTTTTCCTGCCCGTCTTCCGGGTCGGTCACGGCGACTCTGGGGATGCCCACCTCGTAGTCGTCCGTCGCGGCGCTGTACGCCGCGCTGAAATCTCCTTCAATCGTTCTCATTATGAAAACTCCTTTCCGGCTCATATCACAGAGCCGTTGATGATGTTGTGCGCGATCTCATTTGTGTTGTCGGGATTCCCGACAAAGGGGTACGCCTTGGGCCAGCCGGGCTGCACGGCTTTTGAGTTCGTGAAGATGTTTCCAATCACCGCATTCTTTTTTGCGGCTGCGGTTGTGACCATCATGCCGAGAACGCGGTTGCCGTTTACAACACACGACGATCCCACGAACGTGCAGGACAGGTTCACCCCGCCTGTGACGTTGATGTCCCCGCACACGAAGTTGCCGGTGACCACCGAGAGCGACGACACGCCGTCGATATGCGCGAGATTCGTGTACGCCCACGCCGTATTGGATGAGCCGCCGTAAGAGGAATTGAGCGCGTCTGCCCAGTAGATGGTGTTGCCGGATACACTGGTGATCATCCGCGTCTCGATGTCCTTGCTGCTCTGGAACGTCACGCAATAGCCGGGTTGGAAGTTGTCAACATGCCCCGCCGTGTAGAACGTGCAGGATGTGCCCGTGGCATAGAACTTCTGGCTGCCTGATTCGGACATGATATTGAACTCGTCGATGCAGGCGTTCCCAGCGATCTGTGCCCGTGGGACAATCGCGCTGATGCCGACCTGTTTTGTCGTGCGGATGACATTGCCCGTGGCCGACCCCCAGAAACCGAGCGTCAGGGTGCCTCTTACGGAATTGCCGGACGCGCGGGAGCCTTTTCCGCCGACGCTCAGGCCGCCGTCCTCGATGACGTTGTTTGCCGCGACGCTGTAATCCCCGGCAAGCGTCATTCCACTGGCGACAAAATTCCCAACAGCCAGCGTCTTCTCCGTGGTGCCGCTGATAACCTGAAGGTTGCCAGCAACATAGTTGCCGTTGGTCGTGGCCGCGTTTTTCAGCTTCACATTCCCACGGCACAGGTTGTTGTTGAAGATGACTCGGCCTTCATAAGCCGTCGCGTCAATCGAGCCGATGTTGTTGTTGCAGCAGATGAACGCAACAGTGTTCGAGCCGTCGACAAATATCTGTCCGGCGAAAGTGTTGCCAAGGAAAAGAATGTCGCCTCCGGAGAAGGAGTACGGGCTGGTCTGCAGTTTCACGGTCGGTTTATCAACGCCCGCAAAAAGCGTGGCGGACGTGTTGCCGATGATGTAGGCATTCAGCAACCCGATGTTCGTGCCGGGGTCTCTCACCGCGTTGATGTCGAGGTATCCGTTTCCGCCGCCGTCAAAGTAGTTGAAGCAGATGAACGTCTCGTAGGTGTTGTCGCCAGCCGTGATGCCGGACGACGAGGGCGCACTGTAGAAACTTTGCCCCGGAGAACCGTCGTATCCGTGTTGGAACGCGCTGTTCACGGTGCATTGATAGTTTCCATACATGCTGTCATACACCAAGTCCACCACGGTTTTGTAATCACTGTTGGTCCCATCGCTGAAACCAACCGTCATGCCCACGGCTATCAGACCCGCGTTTACGACAGCGGTCGTCGCCCGGAACTGGTTGCTTCCCTGATTGACGCTGCCGTAAATGACGGGAGCGAGTTCGTACCGGAAACCACCAGTGCCCTGGAACCGGTTGTATTCGATGACCGTGTTGTTGTTCAGTTCGCAGTAGATGCCGTGCCGCAGCCGACGGAACACACAGTTGCGGATTTTTCCGTTCATGATCTCCTGTCCGTACACCCCCCAGTCGCCGCCGATGCCGATGGTGGTCGCGTAAAAATCGCTTCCAAAATCGGTTGTTGCAGCCTCGATGAAACAACCCTCGACATCGAGCCGGGACCCGTAATAACGGTACGGGCTGATGCCGATGCTGTTTTTCGGCACCTTGATCCAGAGATTCAGGAACTTGTTTCCGGGAGACGCCTGAATCATGCAGTAGTCTGTGAATCCCGCTACAGGAACCAGCGTCGGCATGACATCCGGCAATCCTTCCTCCATCGAGCCGAGGCCGTAAAGGATGGTGTTGTGTTTCATCGTGACATGAGAGCTGAGAGTGTATATGCCCGGCTTGATCCAGATGATGCCGCCGTCATTGCCCAGAGCATTCATCGCCAGTTGCAAATCCGAGTAAGTGCCCGGCGCGCCGGAAGTGTCCATGACGACCCACGAGGCGTTCGTGCCGCCAGCGCCGACGAGGTTTTTGACCCAGCCCATGGTCGCGGCGTCCTGCGGATTGTCCGGGTTTAGAAGGTTGACGATTTTGCGGTTGCCCGCGCTGTTTCCCTTGGTAAGAACCGTCGAAAGATCGGGGACGGCTGACGACATCTTGAACCAGCGTCCCGTGCCGGTTGTCGGAGCGATTATGCCGTCGCCGTCGTCTGCTCCCGTGCCTGTGTCGTCGAACCGGTAGAGAGAACCTTTGTCTTCGACGAGCCGCACCTGTTTGTCGGAGCGGTTCACCGCCGCGACGTCGCGGAGATTCTGCGCGGTCTGAACCGGCGACGCAAACTTGGCCGCGACACCCGAGATATCGCCGACCGTTGCAAACGGGTTGGCGGCATTCGCGCCGGCGGCTCCTGACGCGGCGTTGTAGAGATCGAGAGCGAGATGATACCGCTCGGTCGGAGAACCGCCCTGCATGGAAAGAAGATCGTTGTGATTCTTTCTGTGAATGGCGGTGTCCGCGAGATGAGCGCCGATGGAAGCGTTCCCGTTCACGTCGGGAGAAACCGGCAGTCCGCCGTTTAACGAGGCTGTGTGCAGACCTGAATGCGCCGGTGAAACCTGCGCCTGTGTGCATTGCCCGGACAGGTTTGAGATGTTGACCTGATCCGAACCGCCAGCGCCATGTGAAACCGCGTGAGGCGTTACGACGCCAATGCCGCCTTGAACGACGTCGATACGGGAATCGATCTCATTCAGAATTTCCTCGAGCGTGTCGCCGGTGTAATTCGGATTGGCAACATCGACGTCCTCGTCTCTGTGGCGATGACCGCTTCCAGGCCGACCGCCAGTGCGGTTCTGGAACCCCGTATCCGCTCCGGCGAGAACCATACCCGTGTTTCGGATGTCTGTGAGGGTGCCGCCCGCCTCGAGTGCGATGCCGATGTAGTAGTGGTCAGCTTCGGGTGTGGAAAGCGTCGCGCCGAGGACTTTGCGAAGCGTCCAGTCGGTCTTCCATACCTTTACCGGCGTTTCCACGTTCGCGGGTAGCCGCGAGTCCCGGATAGCCGGATCGTCGGCATTCGTCAGGAGTTGCTCAACGGCGTCAAGGAACCAGATGCCGTTTCCGTTTGGGAACGATACCGGCGCGTTCGGTTGCGCTGACGCCTGGATGTTTCCGGGCAGTTCAATCTTCAGCCCGGCGACCCAGATGCCTCCGGCGTGGATGGTCGGATCGGTCGCGGCCCCGGACAGTTTGAATCCGTCGTTCGGTGACCCGCTTCCGAGGAAATCACACACCGCCCGGCGCAGTCCGGTCTTGCCTATCTTCATTGCAAGATTCAGGTCGGCGTCCATGACGGGCACGCCTTCCTGCCACTCCGGCTCCGTCCAGTTTTTCGTTTCATCAAACTGATCGCGAGAGACAGTCATTTCTTCACCTCCGCATGAGAGAGTTTCTCGGCAACGGCGTCACGCACAGCTTTCATACTCACGTTTTTGCCGGGGCAGGTTTTGCTATAGCCTTCCTTGCCAATCTTCCGCTGCATCTCGCCGTGACCGTAGATTGCTGTGTGCGGATCGAGTCCGTACTTCCGGCACCAGAACACGAGGAGGTCGGTGAGCTTTTCCATCTGGCGTTCGGTCGGCGTGTTTTTGTCGAAATCACCGATGAGACAAACATGGAGCGCGTCGGCATTCGCATACTTGCAGCCGTTCGAGGGTTTGTCCTCCGGCCAGATGCGGTCGACGCGGCCATCTGCGGTGCTGATCGGTTTTCGATTGTTCCATGAGTTGTAGTTTGGATATCCGTTGCAGATGACAACGTGATATCCGGGAGCGCTCCATCCGTTTCCTTTCGGCTTGGGCGCAGTGTGCCATTGCGTGATGATTGCGCCATCGCCCCATGCGCTCACGGAATGATGCACGATGAGATTTCTGATTTTTCTATTTGCCATAAGTGAAACTTCCTTTCGTCAGTTCTGTGCGCGACGCACGGTGATCCGCATGATGCGTTCGAGATTGAAGTTCTCGGACTTTGAAATCCGCTCATGGATCACATAGTTGAAGAGGACGTTCTCCGGATCGGGGCCGACAAGCCCGAACTCACGGAGCGGCGCGTTTGCCTCTTCGGACATGAAGACGACGCGAACGTCAATCGTGTCGGTCGGCGTCGGCGAGAAACGATTGTTCACAGCATCCCAGTAGGAAACCGTGACCGGCTTCATAAGAACGGGGGCAACGAGGCAAGTCCTGTCTGCCGTCGCTTCCTCGGGAGCCGTGTCCCATGCGGGATCGCCGCTTCCGACTTGCCATTGCGCGATGCCGTTCATAAGATTGCCGAGAGCGCCCACCACGAGGCCGAGCCCGGAATCGGTCACGATGTTATGTCCCTCGCGGATGATTTCGGAGCGACCATCGAGATAGTGCGCGATGTCCATGAAACGGCCTTCAATCGTGAAAGCCGATTTCATAGGGATGTGAGTAACGGAGTTCTCCATAAGAGATTGTTGGTTGTCCTTTCCGAGAGTATTTGCCATTCACTTCCGGTGAAGGTATTCGTAAGAAGCCAGTTGGACGACAGTAGGTCCGCTTGCGCCGGTCGCCAGTCACAGATGAAGCCGGACTCCTCGTTGTATGTGGCGAGTTCGAGAATCACGGACATGCACGCTGGCACCCAGAACCGGAGGATACGAAACAGCTTGTTTCGAACTTTCTCGAACATGTGGAAGTCGTAAGTCGCCTTGATCTTGATGCGGATTCTGTCCGGGGATTTGTCGCCGCCGAGGATGTAGTCCGCCATGTCGGCGGACGTGTCCATGTTCATCGTGACATTCGGATCACTTACTTTGAGCGTCGTGCTTTCCGGGTGGCCGGTCATGAGGATGTTCCGGTTATATTTGATGACCTCCATGTCCCAGTTCATAATCCCCTGAATGAGATCGATGAGTCCGCGGCGCGTGCCTTTCTTTCTGTAGATGGCGACGGCGCGCTTTATCTCGGCCCGCTGGCGAAGCACAGGCAGTTCGCGGTTCAGAAGCCAGCCGACGTTCCACGCGAGATGTTCGAGCAGGTCGTCCCGCACTTCATTTACGTTCGAGATGTCGTTCAGTCCGGATTGCTTCGCGCGGAACTTCTCCAGTTCCCATCCGATGATTGAAAGAAAGCGGAACAACTCTTCGTTCTCGTCCTGACGCTCGTAGAGTTCGGGGAGATTGCCGTACAGTTTGCCGTGGTAATCGAACGATGCCTCGCACCGTATGCGCGAGCGATCATCTTCCACCGGAACATCCAGCCACGCATCGGCGGCATCCTGAAAGAACACGCGGTAATAGTTGAAATAACCGTTCGCGGGTTCCGCGTCCGTGCAGGACTCGACCGCCGGGGCGGCGTCGGACACGATGATTCCGTCCTGAATGTTGCGCGGATAATCCCGCGTCTTTCGGACGAGAATTGTCCGGGCCGCGCCCGGCGGGTTTGTCCAGGACACGATTACGGAATTGTTCTGATCAAGCGACGTCAGCATGTATGCTCCTTACTTTTTCAGAAACGGCGCGATGGCGAGAAACGCGGGCAGGAGATTGTGAAGGTCGTTCGCGGAATTGAATGCCGCGAGCATGGACCTGAACTGGTCGGCGCGTGAAACCGTCGCATCGGAATAGTCCGGCTCCGTCAGAACGGTGAGAGGCATTCCGTCCGCGTCCGGCGGCACGAGAACTTCGCCGACCTTGATGTGGCCGGTCGGTACATCCTGAACGGCGGGGGCGTCGAACGGCGTGAACTCGAAGATCGCCGAATAGGGAATGCCGGAGAGCGCGACGCCGGGCGTGTAGAATTTACCTTTCAGGTATGCCGAGCCGAGCGCGACCGCGATGGTGGACGGGAAGTTGTATCTCCTTGCGGTGAAGATCGGCTCCTGATACGGCAACAGAGTGACGGTGACCTGTGCGGGATCGATGACATCGGCTGTGAGAAGCGGCACGTCCGAACCGACCGCGCACTTGAACCCGTCCGCGTCGAGCGCGTCGTAGTCCGTCCCGCCGCCACCCTGGACAGGAAGCCCGCTGCCGGAAACGAGTGTGGTGTCGTTGCAGATAAACACATCGTTGCCGCCGTCAGCATCCTGCCAGCTCGCCGTGACGCCGTTCTTGTCATAAGTCACTGTGTTGGAAGAGCCGGGAGCGCCGATGTTTGAGTTCCGCTGGAATGCGGCGTAGTTTGCCGAGCGGGATTTGATGACCGGCGTGAACTCCTGCGCGAGCGGCATGGATTTTGTGTTATTGGAATTGAGGATGTTCCAGCCGATGTGTATGTCGCCCTTGCAAGTCTCGCGGTAAACGGTGCCAAGCCAGTCCGGGAATTCGTTGTTGTTGTGATCGCGGAGGTTGTCCGAACCCGCATGGCAATCGCGGATTTCACCGTTGCCGCAGATGAAGGAAATGCAGGAGAGTTCGAGACCGTCGTGGTCGTAGGTGATCTTGACCGGTTTGCCGATGTCCGAGTCGGACACGTCGTTCAGATGCAGGACGCGCTCGGTGTAGTTGTTTCCGTTATCGATCCGGTAACCGGCGCGCATCTTAATGTTGCCGTTGCTTTGGAGCCCGCTCAGGCGGTAGTAATCGCTGATCGTATTTCCTGTGAACACATGCGCGTTGTTGAGAACGACACCTATCTTGCCGTCGCCGGGGAGCGCCTGCACGACAACCGACCACATCGTGTCGAAGTCTTCGTTGTTCTGATTTCCCTCGATGGAGAAAAACAACTCCAATCCGACCGGCGGCGTGGTGTGCCCGTCGTTCAGAACTACCTCGATTTGCGTATTGGTCGGATTGCGCCAGTCCGTGCGGTAGCAGTTGATGCGGCTGGTCATGGCAATCTGGTCACCGTTTACAACCGTGATCGCGGATGTGAAGGACGGCGAAACCGGCGCGGCGTCGATATTCCACGCTGCGGCGTTGCCCGCGAGTTCAAGGATCATCGGGAACGGATCGAAATCGGCGCTGTCACCGTATCCGCCCATGTCACCCTGAATCGAATTGCTGGGACGTGTCTCGTTGCCGTTGTTTCTCTGCTGGAAGATGGCCCCGATAGCGCCTTCCTCGGAACTGCTCGCGCCGGAGAAGACAACGCCGGAGCCGTCCATGCCGCTTCCGGGGAGCGCGACGAGGTCGCCTTTTGGGGAAAGCGCCCGGACGGAATCTGCCGTGATTTCCATCGCGTGGATCGTCGTCGAGCCGAATGTGAACGGCTGGCCGAACATCTTCACCGCGGACGGCGGATTCGGAATGCGTGTCGTTGTCATGAACGGCTTTGCGAATTTGAGTTGCATCGTAAGCGGCAGGATGGATGCGAGGAACGTCCGCGCGCCGGACTCGACACCCGTGAACTTCCAGAAGCCGGGGATTCCCATGAAAGCGTTTCCGTCCTCATTCGAAAACCAGAACGCGTCCACGAGCGCTCCGGTCTCCGCGTCGAACTCGGCAAAAACGAGGTTGCCGGGAATGGTGTTGTTCGAAACGACACACGCGAAAAAGTAACTGTCGCCTGTTCCGGCAGCGTTCGGCGCGATGCATCCGAGAGGAATAACGGCAATGAGGTCGCCGACATTCGAGCGGAACTGCGATGTGAAATGAAGGTCCGCGCCGGTGTCCGTGAAAGTTCCTGTCACGGGATCGAAACGCAGAAGTTTCGGTATGACTCCGTCCGCCGGGCCTTGGGTGAATAATTCGTATGTCAACTCATAAGCCGGGGCGATGAGCGTTTCGACGGCGGTATCGTAATGCGCGAGAAGCGTCGGGATGACGAAGAGCGAACCTGCCTTGCCCGCCGGGTTGAGAAGTTCATCAATACCCGTGTTGTTTCTGTCGTACATCCGTGTCACGCGCAGAGCGCCGTCAACATCGCTTGCGGGATCGCCCTGCGTAAGAACGAGAATGGCGGGCTGGTCGGGATTGACGGACAGCGAATCCACGCGCGGCCTGTTCGTAACGTTTGCGGGGACGGTGACGGCGCCGCCGTCGAGCGTGATTTTCGCTTGGCCCACGACCGCCTCGATGTCGATTAGCGATACCTGTCTGCCGTTGATCGTGGACGCGCCCGGATTCACGACCCGTTTGTCAAAACACTGCGGCCTCGCGCCAAGGTCTTCGAGCGCCTTGTCGATTGTGCGCAGCGCGCGGTTCACATCCGCGTCCCAGTTCTTGTCGCCCCTCGCGGGCATTGCCAGATGCAGAAGATCGGTGAATGAAAATGCCATGAATGTATGCCTCCTTCGTTTTGTTTTTTAGTTTTCGAACACAAATATGCCGGGACTCAGAACCACGCCGTCCACCGGCTCGAAGCCACCGGCGTCCGTTCCGCCGCCGGATTCATCTTCATACGAGCCCCAAGGCTCGATTCCATACGGCGCAAGCCCCCATCCGATGTCGTCCATTGCGTTTCACCTCCGTTGTTATTTGGGCAAAATAAAAAGCCCGGCAATTCAACGGAACAATAAAAGTTCCGTTCAATCACCGGGCTTGGTTTCGATGCTGCCGGACTGGTTACCGGGCTCGAAGCGTCAATACTGCCGGACTTTTGTTTATCTGTTTACGACTCTTCAATGCCTCCAAAGGAATCAATCCCCAGCGCTCCGAGTTGCGGTATTTCATTCGCCGCGATGATGACATTGCCGACGCCGGTCGTGTCGCGCGAAAGAACTGTCAGGTTCACATACCGGACTCCCTCGATGTCATCCACGGCGGAAACGAGGTCACTCGTGAATACACACTGCCCGAAGTCCACGTTTGGAAACATGAAGAAATCCCGCACAACACCACGAACCGCGTTTTCGATATCGAGCCGCATGTAATTCTCTTTCACGGCGACTTCGAGCGACACATTCACCGGCGCATAAACCGGATCGAATACAACCGTAGTAGCATTCAGCATCTCGCGGTCGGCGAAGTATTCCTCGACCATGTTTTTGAGTTCCACCGTCGGCAGTCCGCCGCCTTCCGGGGCGATGTAAAGATTTATCTGTCCCCAATAGGCCGTCTGTCCGGGCGGGGAGCAGAGAACCGTCGCCTTGGCGACTCCCGGCAATCCCTCGGCGAGCGTCTTGTAATCTTCGGCGGTCACGGCGCGCCACAGTGTGCGAAGCGTCCTCGGAGCCATCCGCTTGATGCTCTCGACGGATTCCCGATCCACGCCGCCGGACGCCGGGTTCGGGTTTGTGGCCGACGACACTTCGTCTATGTTCGACACCATCTGATTGATCTTGTTCGCCCCGACATTACCCTGGACGCCGCCGCCGACACGGTAAGCGGACCGGACATTGTTCGTGCCCGGCGCGGGGATTCTGCCGTTCTGATTGTCCCCGAAGTTAACCGTCACGATTTCGTTTTCATCGATCTCAATTTCATAGTGTTTTTCGCCGGGTTTGCTGTCGATGAGCGACGGCACGGGCGTCCAGCGCTCCTCGATGCCGTTTTCCGTGACAAAGACTTCAGCAGAGCATGACCCGTCGGGTGCGTAGGAAAGCGGTTTGAAACTGAGTTCGTAGAATTGCGCGGGAAGCCCCGTGCTGCTTCCGAGGATTTCCTCTTTGGTTTCACCCTCGATGACGGACACCATGCCGGTTGTTTGTCCCGTGGGGATGGTGAGATCATCCATCGTTTCGAACACATAGCTTTCCTCGACGCCTGTCTGCTGCGTGGAAACCTTTGTGCCTTTCGGGATCACAAAATCAATCGTTTGCGGCGTGATCGTGAAAACGAGGTCCACCATCGCGGATACGGCGGGCTTCGGCGTGTAGTCGATCATCTTCGCAAGATTGAGAACGGATTTGCGAAGCGCGGCGGTCTGAAGATACGCCTCATTGGAGATGACATCGCACCGGTAAGACAGAGCATCCAGAACGAACGATACGAGTTCGAGGACGACCATGCCCTGATCCGACGCGGAGTAGTCCGTCCATTCCGGTGTGAGCTGCGGGATTGTCTCGACCATGTCCGACAGAAACGCCAGCCAGTCGAGGCTCGTGTAATCGATCTGCTTCGAGAAGTTGATGAGACGGCTTACGTCGAGTTCCGGCATGATTACGATTCCTTCTTCATCGGTATTTTTATTTCCTCTGTCTGGCGGGTGACCTTTATCCGGATGTCGAGGTCAATCTCGGCCTCGAGATCTTCTAACCGCGTGACATCCACACGCTGGAGATCAACGCGCTTTTCCCACCGGAGTATCTGCTGGCCGATGTTGTGCGCGGCAATGCGGATGCCGGAATTGGACTGCGGAGAAAAGACCAGATTGTCCGCGTCGGCTCCGAACTCAGGCCGCATGACGCGCTCGCCCCGGCGCGTGCCGATGATTTGCCGCACGCTTTCAAGGATATGCGCGGGATTGCCCGTCTCCACCGTGCTGGAAGCAACCGACCCAAGGCCGTTGAATCTGAATGGAAAAGAAATGCCCCGATATCCAAGATTCATAACGACACCCCGAACATATCCTGAAGCCGCGCCGACTGCGCCTGCATGTCCGTCGCTTCCTCGATCTTCGATTGCGCATCGGCGATTTCACCATCGAGTTTCGACGTGTCGATCATGCTGAGAGGATCGAGGTTCGTGTCGATGGATGCGACCGTGTTTATCGTTTGCATGATGTCCGGGTCGAGCGCGCATCCGGGAAACTGTGATTGAAAGTCCGCGATTTTATTCTGCACTTCCTGCGCCTTGGCTTTGAGCGCGTCGGCTTTCTGTTTGATTGCGCCAAGATTGAGACCGCCGAGACCGTCCATACGGCCCGCGGGCAATCCTACCCGTTGTTTGAAAGACTGTATGCCCTGAGACACGACGGATTTTGTGTCCTGGAGCTTCTGCGCCTGCCCGAGGGCTTTCTGCGCGAGTCCAAGAGGCGAACTGTCGGTCGCGTCTTTGAGGACATCGCCAAGTTTTGATTTCAACTCGTCGCCAAGGAAATCCTTGAGATTTTCAGTGCATGAACTCATGCGATCACCCTATTTTCACTTTCGATGAACCCTGGCCGACTTTGCCCGAAGACAGGCCATGGGAATGCGGCGCGGAACCGCCAGCCGTTTCCGTCGCGGCCGCGAGCTGATCATCCGTGCGCGCCGCCGCCTTGCTTCCGCTTGCGATATTCACGTCGCCGGAAGACTTCGCAAGTTTCAATGCGCCGGCCACATCCCAGTCGCCGCTTCCCATGACGGAGATGTTGTGGTTGCCGCCGACCGTTTCCTCGCGGTTGCTCTTGCATCCGATATAAAGGTTTTCACCGGCGAGAAGGGACAAGTCTTTCGCGGACGCGATGCAGACATCTCCCTTTTCGGCATCCAGCAGAACCACACTTCCCGCGCCGTCCTGCATGAGGATGCGCCGCTTGCCGGATGTGGCATCGAGCAGGAAGCGGTTATCCGCTGCGTCCTTCATATATATTTTCTCTTTACCATCCTCCGACCGGATAATGATGTGCTGTCCCTTGCGGTCGGTAATCTTGATTTTCGTCTGGCCGTCCGTGTCGTCGAGTTCGATACGGTGGCCGGATTTCGTTTGCCAGGCGTGGTTGTCGGGAACATCCCGTTTCGCGTCGCCGGTCTCGGCCTCGTCCCACGGGCCGGATGATTGCTTTTCCTTTTTGTGCGTCACGTCCGCCGCCTCGGTCTTATCCTCCGGCGCTGCCCACCACACGCCGACCCAGACGGGCCGGTTTGCGTCACCTTGCTCGAATTCGAGCCATACGGACGATCCCTTCTTGGGGATGGAAAAGAACCCGGTGCCGGAATCGCCGCCGTAGGGCACACAAGGGATCGCCCAGTCCAGAACTTCTTCTCCGAACACCTGCGGGCATTTGCATTTCAAGCGCCCCCGGTGTTCCGGGTCCTTGTTGTCCGTAACGATCCCGCGATATTTTCCGATGAAAGACGGCATCCTTATTTCCCCGCGTAGCCGCTCTTTTTGAGAGGCTTGCTGTTCGTTTTCTTTTTGTCGGTGTCGAGTCCGCCGCCGCTTGATTCAGTCTCGCCGCCGGATTTACCGACCGCGTTCCGGGTGAGTTCGAGCGAACTCTGGCAGCCGTCCTGCGACACCTTCAGAGTGTGTGTTTTTACGATCCATTCTCCTGAGAAGACCGGGCCGACTCCGAGGATGGTGATTTTGTCCCCGGCGTTGATCTGCGGGAAGCCCCGCACGAGCGTGAGCGATCCTTCCATCGCTTTCTCGTTCTGATAATGTTTCGCCCCGGCCGCGGCGTCGAGTCCCTCCTGCGTGTCCGGCAGCGCGCCGCCGTGCGCGTTGTCCTTGAGGTAATGCGTGGTGTCGACCTTGCTCTTGCCGCCGCCGGTTCCCACGCCGGACAGGGCGCCGCCTTTCGGCGCTTTCGGAATCGCGTCTTTGTTTGAAACACCATGCGGTTCGACAGGCAGCATTTCAGGATTTCCTCGCGCTTTCCTTCTCGGACGGATAGAGCGTTTCGGCGGTGCCCCGGTTCACCGTGCCGCTGTCCTTGATTCCCTGCGGCTTGGCGACACTCGATGCCGCTTTCGTTTTGACCGTCTTTTTCGTTTTATTATTGACCGTCGACGCCTCGACGTCCTTGCCCGTCTCGTCGCTCGCGTACCGGGGCGAGAAGCTTTTCGCCGTATGGTTGCCGATCCTGTAATCGAACACGGCGACGGACGACTGATCATCGAGGTTCGGCGCTTTCTTGAACTGCATGGTGTTTCCTTTGACCCGGAAAATGAAGTTCTCCTTCCGCGCCAGTTTTCTGAGGAAATCCACATCCGATTCCCCGGCCTGTGATTCCTGCGCGACGGTTTCCTTCGTCTCGTCAACGTCCGGAGTCCAGCCGTTCTTTCCCGCGATCTTTTTTGCGATCTCGGATCGCTTCATCTTTTTCCACGCCTTGTTCGCCTGTCCCTCGTGACCCTTTTTCGCTTTGGATGAGCATTCTATCGAGAGTGACGGAAGTCCCGATTCCGGGAACTGCGGCGTGAGGCCGGATATTTCGCCGATGAATTCTTTTGTCTGTCCCATGTAGTAACCAGCGACGATGCGGACGGACATTCCTTTCGACGCCAGCTTCTGAAACTGAAAGAACGGGTCGTTCACCGTAATGGTCGCCGTGTCCTTTTCCTCGGCCTCGTCCTTGATTTCGACATCGGTCACGAGCGACGTCTCCTCCGGACTCAACTTGTGTGAGCCGAACGTGATCTCGAAGTATGGCGACGCGAACGACGCGCCGGTGACGTTTACGACTGGCATTTCTTCACTCCTGCGGCAGCGGCGGTATCCATATCTGTTTTCCGACCGGCAATTCGAGCGGGTCGCCGAACGTGAGTCTGCGGATTGCGAGCATCAGATAGTAGCGGTCGCCGACGAGCAGGTTGTCGAGATCGACGTCTTTCTCGACCACGCAGTTGCGCAGAATCTTCTCGAACGCCTCGCCGGACTTCAGCATCTTCGGGCTTGCGAGAAATCCTTCCTCGGTGGCGGTCATTTCCCGAATGGTGCATTCAAGCCCGGACGGGAGTGTTGCTTTTTCCGTGTAAAGTTCCATGCGTCACCTCTTCATTCTTTCTCGAATCCCTCGTGCGCCAGCGTCAGCTTTGTGATCTGGTGCTCGGAAGACTCGTTGTCCCAGTCGTCGGTTTCAAACGCGGCGGGGAATGCTTTCGGGATGACCCAGCGGGTCAGTTCCGCGCCGGAGCGGTCTTTCTGGATGATCGTCACCTTGCGCTTGTACTTCCGTTCATCGGCGGAGCCGGTGCCGGACGAGTGGTTGTAAATCTCGGTCCACCAGTTGTAGAGATCGTCGTCGTCCGTCATGCCGCGCTCGAGTTCGATGTCGTCGAACTTGATCGTGCCCGGCTGCTTGTGCGGCGTGAGCGCGCCGCCCTCGGAATATTCGATGACCTCGGCCTCGGCCTTCAGCCCCGAACACTTGTTGAACGCCGCGCGGACCACGCCGTCGATCTTCACGATGAAAGCGGTAGAGTAGGGCAAGAACGCCTTGCTGTTTCTCAACAGCAGGTTTTTCCGGCCCTCTCCCCAAACCGGACGTGCCAGTTTCCCAGCATCCGGCTTTCCATGAACAGGGATAGTGCATATCCCCGGTGTGTTGTCAGAGATGTTCTCCGAGTATGGTGAATCCTGATATGTTGCGTGCGGCTTCATTGTAGAAGTGAACGTCATCCATATCGTCGTTCCATCCGTTCGATATTCGGTAGCCTCTGTTTCGGTATCTCGCCGTTCCGCCTTTGGTAAACCGATCAAGCTGCGTTTGTCCTTCTCCCCATATCCAGCGCGTCGCGCTCTCGCGGCACATGAATTTGCGCCGGATTTCGTGGCACGTCGCCTTTTTGTACTTCTTGCGAAGCCAAAGCTGGATGCGATGCCAGAGCCAATCGTCCAGCGTATGGAAGGTGCGGCTTGCTCCAACGGCATAGCGGTAATAATTCCGCCAGCCGGCGATGAGCGGATTCAGCGTCTTAAGGAGTTCCTCAAGCGACATGCCGGTTGTGGAACTTCCGGTCATGGCTTTGATGCGGTGTTTCAGCAGTTGCGTTTTCCCTTTCGGGATAAGCAGTTTGCCGACCAGCTTCTTTGTTGCCAGCGCGGGAGACTTAATCACGTGGTAACCAAGGAAGTCGAAACCACATTCCGCCTTTGTCACAAGAGTTTTCTCCACCGATAGCGACAGGCCGAGTTCTTCTTCAAGGAACTCGGAGAGCGCGTTTTTCTCGCAAACGGCGTCCTTCTCTGTTCCGGTAACGAGGATGACGAAATCATCCGCATATCGGACGATGAAGAGCGAGGGGATTCCGGCTTTCCGGCTTCTGATGCGCCTTTCGGCTGCTCTCAGCGGATTTTCGTAAGGCGACGGTGTCCACCGTTTGTATCTCTCGTCTATCGCCGTGAGGAATATATTGGCGAGGAGTGGCGAGAGCACTCCACCTTGCGGTGTTCCTGTCACTGGATGGCGGATTTCCCCTTCTGAGAGTATCCCTGCCTTGAGAAATGAGAGAATGAGCCGCAGAACCTTGCGGTCGCGGACACGACGCTCGATTCTCTGCATCAACTTGTGATGGTCTATGGAATCGAAGCATCCCTTTATGTCGCCTTCGATGACATATTCAATCGGCGAGTCCCCGACTCTTGTCGGCATTAGGTGCCGCTGAATCATCGCGAGCGCGTCGAGGGTGCTTCTCCCACGGCGGAACCCATACGATGTCGGATAAAAATCCGCTTCGAAAATGGGTTCAAGGATAATCTTCAGTGCCATTTGCACGAGGCGATCTTTGATCGTTGGGATTCCAAGAGGCCGGAACTTCCCCGGCTTGCCCGGCTTGGGGATCAAACGTTCCCGCACCGGTTGTGGCTGGTAAGTTCCTTTCCGCAACTCCTCGCGCACATCTTCGAGGAAGTTTGCGATTCCTCCCGGTCGATCTTCGATCTTGCGGCAGGTCAGCCCGTCAACGCCCGGTGTGCGGCTCCCCTGATTCTTGGAGAGTTGCTTCCATGCGAGCATGAGCGTGCGTCTGTCGCATACCAAATTGAACAGATCGGAAAACACCTTCTCAGGATTATTCCGACTCCACACGTACAGTTTGCGTTGCATGTCGAGGATGCCCCCGGTATTCACCGAGATGGACATAATATGTCTCCCTCCTGCCTGCTTACTGTATTCACTGTCTCCCTTCGCCATGTGGACGGCTTTCCCGCCCTCGGACTACTACGGAGACTCCGTCCCCTGCTGGTGCGTTCACCAGTCGCCTTGGTCATCCCGAAGGAAGCACCGGCAGGGTTCCCAGGTTCCGACAACAACCCCTTGTCTGTTTTAGGGCCCGACTCTATCCCGGATGGATTCCGATTCGCGGCAACCACAGCCATGCCGCCGAACTGACTGACGAACACACCGTCAGCCCCCTGATTCCAGCAAGTAAGAGGAATCAAGCACTCCATCAAGGCACATTGCCTTCCCGCCCACTTCCGCATTGGCGGGGTTACTGGTAACGAGACTTCATTCATCGGTTCGTATTCCTACCCATAACAGACTTGCTGGCCGGGCGAGTCCGCACATCGGAAGTTGCGCGCTCCCCGGCTTTGATTGATTCTGCTGATTTATGGCTTGTCGAAGGCACTCGATTCGCCTCATCAATCTGCTTTCCTCCCCGCGCTGCGGCGCGTTGAGCGTCGGGTCTCTCACCCGACAGGGTCATTGCCAGCTTGGCCTGGCGCACTACTTGTCCCAGTAATTGATTGCGGTTCCCTGTATGGGCATGTTTTTCACCTCCGTATTTCAGAATGTCGTTGTGACAGTTATGCCGAGCCGGAAATCTCTTCCAGCAAGCGTCCGCCGTCCCACTGCGTGATGCGGAAGATCACGAATTCAGCGGCCTTTGTCGGGGCGATGCCGATCTCGGTTACGACCTTGTACTCGTCGATGATCGCCTGTGTGTTCAACTCGCCGTCGCACTTCACGTAGAAGGCGTCGCGCCAGTTGCCCGTGCCGCCGTCAAAGAACGCGCCATCGCGCCAGTATTCCTTTAAAAAGAGCGTGAGGGTGGTGTTGAGGTCGCGCCACAGATCAATGTTGTTCGGTTTGAACACAGCCCACTCGGTTCCCTCCGCGATGGACTCGACGACATTCAGGAACAGGCGGCGCACGTTGATCGAGCGCCAGTCGGAAAGAGCGGACAGAGTGCGGTTGCCCCATGCAACGACACCCACGCCGCGTTTTTTAATGATGGGATTGATGCGCGCCGGATACAGCGTGTCGCGCTGTCCCTTGTCGAGCGGATATTCAAGACCGAGGACATCCACGAACGCGCCGTCCTCAATGCCCGCGGGAGCCTTATGCACTCCATGCACGACATCCGTCTTGGCGTAGATGCCTGAGAGTTGGCCGGACGGCGGGACAATCTTTTCCCTCCGGGAAAGCGGGTCGAGGATTTTGATGTTCGGGAAATACGTTGCGGCGTACTTGCAGTTAAATGCCGCCGTGTCCTGAACGTACTCCTTGATCTCGGTCACGTTCATGCCGACCGGCGGATCGAGGATCACAAACAAATCCTGCCGCATTTCGGAATAAGTGCAGAGCGCGTTCTGGACGGTCTGTGTGGTGACGCCCGGGCAGGACAGGATGTTGATCTCGTCCACTGGATCGAACCCGAACACGCCGGTACGCGACGCCTGGCTTCCCGCGTAATCGACATCGCCGATATCGGTGAGACCGTCCTCGCCGCCGGTGAGCGGATACGTTCCTTCCGCGGGCCGGTTTTCCGGAGCGGCGGATGCGCTGTACAGATTTTCGATGTCGATGTACTCGGACTTGCCGTGGACGCGTCCGTTGGCGTAATTTTCCGATGTCGGGATCATCGACAGGTCGTTGTGCGACTCCACGAAGACGCCTTTGAAGTAGACCTTGATCCGGAAGTGGTTCGCCGGATCGAATGTTGCGGGCGCGATCTTGATGGAAACATCGTCGCCCCATTTACCGGGGGAGATCGCTTTCACGCGGAGCGTCGGCTCAGGCGTCGCGGCACGGTCGTTCAGCGTGGTCGCGCTGGTTGCGCACGTCGCGGTTGTCGCGTCCGTGATATCGGTGTAATGCACGACACGCACCACGTAGCAACGGCCTTTAACCTTTTTGAAGAACCCGTCCACCGCGTAAGCGAGGTAGCTGTTCGGCATGTAACCGCCGAAAACACGCTTGAACTGCGCGAAGGATGTGATGAGGACGGGAACGCCCACGGGTCCGCGCTCGGCGATCCCGAAAAACGCGGCCACCGATGCGCTGACGCGCTCGATGGTGTGCCGGTTGCTTTCCCTCTCCTCGACAAAGATATCGGGGGATAAATATTCGGGCATGGAGATTCACCTCCTGAATCAGGATTTGCCTTTCTTTTTCTCGGGCGCGGCAGGGGGCTGTTCCTCGACGACCGCAAGGTAGCCGCGCTTCACCAGCCGGGAAACATCCGGGGCTTCGAGCGCGGATGCCGGGACGGACTTCGATTCACCGGCGAGGATGTGCAGCCCGCGACCCTGGCCGATGTTCACCGTAAGCAGCGCGCCGGAGTTGTTTTTCAAAATTACATTTTTCAATGGTTCACCTCGTTTCGTCTGGCTTGTATGTCTCGATCAATCTGCGCGAACCAAAATCACACAGTCGGAAATTCCTATAAAGGACGATCTTGCCCTCGAACACATCGTGGTCGAAGACCTCCACATCCTCGATGCGGTATCGCCCCGACGCCTGCCGGAGATTGGAAAGGTTCGGGCGCTCAAGCCCGCCGATGGGAACCATCTCCTGGAGTTTGAAAACGCATTCGGCGGTGGCGACTTCCCGGTTGTCCAGAAAAAACGCGATGACTTTCTCTTGGAGTTCGAGAAGTTCCATCCCGTTCGCCGCCGTGAGAACGAAGTCGAAATCCAGTTGGTAGTACCGGGGCCAGTTCCGCTCGGTGTAGGAGAGATTGTCCCGGTCCACCTCGACGCGCTTTTCCGAGTTCCGCTTCGAGCGGTTCTCTTCCAGCTTCGGCCCGATCACGAGAAGCGACGGCGTGTGCTTGATCTCGTAGTAATCGTTGATCGGCACAAGAACCGTATTCGGCGTGACATCGGCCTGAAGCTTTCTTATGAGCGCTTCGACGACTTCTCTAATGCATGAGGCCAAGGATTTCCTCCGCGAAAATGGCTTTGATTTCCGGCAGGTATTTTTCCATCACCGGATGCAGAAACGGTCTTGCCGGGATCACGATGGTCGCGCCGCTCGGCATCTGTACCGTCGCCCCGAATTCCATGATCGCCCCGATGTTGACGATCTCGTCTCCGTCCTTGTTTCGCGTGCCCCGCAGAAGTCCCACGAACGCTTTGTCGCTTACGATCTTCTGCGTGATCGCGCTGAGCAGGAATCCGGTGTCGATGAGCGCCTTGGACGATCCCTTCTTTTCGATGGTCGCTTCCGCGAGCGGCGTGAACTTTTTACCTCCCGGAGCCTGCGCCTTGATTCCTTTCTTGATCTCCCGCACCAGAAGCAGCGCGCATTTTGTCGCGGCGCGGTTGAGGGCCTTTTCCATCCGGGCCGGAAGACAGTTTTTCAGAACCGCGTCCAGCCGCTTCCAGTCCCCGAACTTTTTCACTTTCATGGGTACAGCTTCGCAACCGTGATCACCTTGTGGCTGATGACGCCGAACACGTTCAGCGCCTCGACCGTCAGCGCCTTGTATTGCACGCCCTCGAACTCGATCCGGTCGCCCTCGTTGATCTCCTGCTCCGGAAGGACTGATATCGTCGCATCCGTCTTTTGCGTTGTGAGAAGTTGGGATGGCGTCTCCACGAACTCGAACGGGAACTCGCAGTCCAGGACAAACGGCGCATCGTCCGTGCCGTAGATTCTCTCGGCGGACGTGTCAGGCACATAACGCTTGCCCGTCCGTTCGGAACTCGTGATGAGTTCCGCAGTGCATTCGGCGATGAACGCCTTATCCTTATTTGAGAGCAACATCCGGCTCCTCCACATACCCGTGTTCGTAGATGGCGGGCCTTAACGCTGGCGCGGCCATGATCCCGTTGTCCGGGTCGTCCACGACACCGCCTCCATTGTCGGGAGCGGCGCTCTTCGCGCGCTCTTTGTAATCCTTCTCCAGATCGCCCTGCAGGTCCGCCCAGAACGACGGCTGCTTGGTCTTGTCCACCTGCTTGTCGCCGCTTTGGAACGAGAAGTTGTTCGCGGTAATCGAGCGCATGAGCGAGCAGACGAAGATGTGCGCCTTCAGGAGAAGGAATTCCTGCTGTTCGCCGGACGGGTCGGGCGCGATGTCTCCGGCGTTCACGGCGAACGACGTGCTGAAATCCTTGTTCACCGCGTACACGGCCCGGGTCACGCACCGGGTGAGATACTCGTCTCCGAGCATCTCCCCGGCGGTGTCCCCTATGTCGAGCCGCAGCAACGCGACGAGGTCACTTGCGAGCATCACCGATCTCCTTCAGGCGTCCCTTGAGCGCGTCGATGACGCCGCCGCGCTGTTCGGTTTGAAGAATGGACTGGATCACTTTCGGGTCGGTCTCGTCCTCGACGTACTCGATGGCGTCCACCTCGTCGAGCTTGTCGAAGTCCGCGGGCGGCTCGGGCAACTTCGCCGCGGGCGCTTCCGTTTTCGCGGCTTCCTCGTCCGTGACGATGGCGATGCGGCCCGCGTCGATCTGCTTCTGAATCTCCGGCGTGACCTGCGCGACTTCCGCGACCGCGTTTCCCTGCAGGCGCAATTTCGCGGCGGGGATGTGCAGAATGCCCGGTGTGAGATTTCTGATCTTGATCATGCGTTCCTCCTCGCTTACGGCTGGATGACGACCTTTGCGACGATGTCCGGGCGGGTGACGCCCATGCCGAGTTCGCTCCAGATGAGCCAGCCGGTTTTGAACTTCAGTTTCTTGTCGATGGCTTCCGCAGTGAGAGGCTCGCGGATGGGCATTTTGCCGATTTCCTCGTCGGGGATGAGAAGTATTTCGTTCACATCAGCCGCGGAGGTAAGCAGCACGTTCGCGCCGCCGTACACCTTGATGATGCCCTTTTGACGCAGTTCGAGCTGGGTGACCGGGTCGAGATCCCATGCCCGCATCTCGTTGAAGCGTTTTCCGCGAAGCACGATGTACTTCACGGTCAGTTCCTTGTCTTCGAGAATGCTGATGGCGTCGTTGAGGCTGTCCTCGGTCAGAACCCCGCCGGTGATCGTGACGGTGTTCGCCGCGGGCACCGCTGTGGAGATGACGGTGATCGTGCGCTTGTCGATCTCCTTGCGGATTTCATCCGAAGACGCCGTCTGGATGTCCGTGAGCGTGCCGATGTTGCCATGCTTGAGAATTGAAATGTCGACCATCGGAGTGCTGTGGACGCGGTGCGTCGGGATTTCGATCTCGTCCTTGCCGATTTCCTGCTCCCGCGCCTCGCCTTCCTTCGAAACGAAGTACGCCTTCAGAATCGGTTTCTTCTGATAGACGGCGCGCTCGCCTTTGGGCAGGTTGTGCTTCGTGAGCAGAAGCGAGGTGATTTCCTTGCGTGCGATGTCCGCCTCGATGGGCGCGGCGATGGCGGCCGCGAGCGCCCTCATGCCCTCGGGCGATTCCAGAGCCTCTCGCATCAGCTTGCCCATCGTTTCCATGAACTCCTGCGAGTTCGTGTTGACCTTTTTCGTTTCCATGCTGGGTTGTTCCTCCTTCCTTTCGGGTTAAACGAGCAGTTTGAATTTCAGAAGTCCGCCGGCCACGCTGATCGCCTGGGCGACCGCGTTGGCGCTCGTGCCGCCGCCGACGAGTTTGCCTGCGCCGTCGATCTTCAGAAGCTCGTTCGGGTTGATCGTGCCGCTGAACACGTCAGTCTCGTACACGCCGCCGTTGCACCAGAATGTGGGCATTTCGCCGTCGACGTAGTCCTTCATCAGGACGCCCGCGGACGGGACCGCCGGGTCGGTGTTTACCGCGAAGGTGTCGTTCCCGACCGCCTTCACGAACTGCCCCATGCCGCCCGCGCCCTGCATGTATCCGTCGCCGTAAGCGAGGCCGGGATGGTTTGCATTGAGATATGCCATGATGGGTTACCTCCGTTTTCCTTTCTTTTTTTTTCAGTTGGTCGCGCCGACGCGCTCGTTGTACGCCGCCATGAAGCCGTCTTTCAGTTGGTCTTCGAGAGGCACTTTGCCGTCCTGCACGTCGGCGGGCCGGACACCCGCGTCAGCGCTCATGCCGCAACCGCAGTCGGCCTTGCCTTTGTTGGCCGGGGACTTCTTGTCCTTCTGCTTCTGGATGTCCTGCAACGTCTGATCGGGCGGCGTCTGATCCGGCGCTTTCGGGTCTTTCTTCTTGACGCGCTTGACCGCAGCTTCGGTCGCTTCAAACGCATCATCGCCGAGCCCGGCGATCCGTTTCCTCTCGCTTTCGCGGTCTTCCTCGTCCGCGAAATCGACACCCCGGTTCTCCATCTCGAGGACAAGTTTTTCCGCGCGGGCCCGGCGCGCGGCAGCCGCCTGTTCCGCATTGATCTTGTCCAGTTCCTTCTGGAGCTGATCGAGCTGATCCTTCAGGTCTTTGTTCTCCTTCTCGAGTTCCTTGACGCGGGCGTCATTGCCACCGCCGCCGCCGGGCGCGTTTTTCTTCGCCGCCTCGGTTTCATCGGTTTCGGGATTCTTGTTTTCTCCGTCCATTCTGTCGTTACCTCCTTCATTGGTATGTTTTTCCGCAACCTGCTTTATCTTTGCGTTCTCGTCGGCGCCCTTGCGGTCCAGCAGACCCAGACCCGTGAAAGTTATGCCGTGGAGAATTTCGTAAACTGGCTGTCCTTTGAACTCACCTCCCTTGAATTTCTTCAGATGCAGACAGTAGTCCGCCTTGCTGCGCACGCGCTTTCCGCAGATCGAGCATTCGCCTTCCTCGTAATCGCACTCCATCGATACCTGCGCGATGATGCCTTTCTTGATCAGCTTGTAAGCGAGGCGCGAGTTGATGTTGTCGTTGACGTAGAGTTCTCCGACGCATTCCACCCACGAGTTGTTCTCCTCCTGAACGAAGTCGCTGGCGATTATCCCGCCGACGATGTCCGTGAAATCCTGCGAATGCTTGAGGTCGATCTTTTTGTTGATCGCCGTCTGGTGCCGCGCGGAGAGTTCCTCGACCGTGAAAAAGTCTCCATTCTTGTTCGCGCCCGCGTGCGTCAGGATGAAACTGAATTCCTTGTCGCCCTGGACGTTGTTGTCGGACAGGCTGATTCCCTCTGCGGCGAGCGGGTTCGTGCCGGAAAGCCGGATGTCGCCGATGATGGTCGTGTGGTTTCCGGTCAGTACGGAAGCGGTCGAGGCCGCGGCTTCTGATTTCTGCATATTTTCGATTACCTGTTTTTTGAGGTCTTCCGGCAGGGATTCATCAATCGAGCCGGGGATGTAGGAGAAGACGAGGCTGCGCTCGAGCGCGAGACTGTGCAGGTGCGTGTGTTCCGTCACGACCTGATCGCGGGTCCACGTAGTGGTTTCGTTCTTTCCATCGGAATCCCAACCCGCGGCGAACCACCTGTGCAGGATGGAATGGCCGAGAGTGATCTGCGAATTCTTCTGCGTCTTCATCTTGAAGTCGGAATCCGCAACCGCGTCGAGGATGTCGTCGTCTTCGCGCCCGGCCTTGGCTGCGCCTGCGCCTGTCTTTTTCCCGATGAACAGAAGCTCGTTCGTATATTTGCCGCCCGCGTTGGACTCGCGTCTGACGAGGCCGTATTCCGTGGCGATGCGTTTCACGCTGACTTCGCCGAAGGACTCGACGACCATGCCCTTGAGTTCCTTCTCTGTCGGGAACGCCTTGTCCCGGTAACTGATGAGGATGTGCGGAAACCTCTTGGCCGCCGCAGTAACAACATTGCCGATCAGTTCAGCAATGCTTTCCTTGTTGTACTTCGTGCGCGATGCGAAATTGCGGCGCGGGGAATCGAAAAGCTCCTTGTCCTTCCAGCACGTCATGAGGCCTTCCACGAAGTGGTAGTAGGTCTCGTAATCGTTGCTGCCAAATTCAGTGATATACGGCGGGTCGCAGTAAATGACGTCGGCTTTCACTTCCGGCAGGATTTTCAGAATGTCCTCGTTGTGCGCCTTGTTCTCCTGACCGTTGTCATAAACAAGACCGTTGATCTGCCGGACGTATTTTTTAAAGGACGAGACAAATTCCGAAAGCGGGATATTGCCGATGCTCGATGAGTGGTAGCCCTCGGCCAGATCGTTGATCTTCCGCGTACTGTTCATCTTGCTGCGGTTGAACATCCCGAACACAGCCTTTGCCTTGCACGTATGTCCAAGCGCGGCGAGCGCGATGTCTTTTTTGTATCCCTTCAGTTTCTGGATGTTCGCCCAGACGTTGTCGAGAAGCTGGAGAATCGGCTTCGTGTAGTAGTAGCCGTAGAAGGTATCGGTTATGAAAGTCCCAGCGTCGGGATTTTTCTCAAGCAGCGCGGCGAATTCCTCGTCGGAGAGGGTTTCGTTGTTGTTCTCGATGACGGCCCGGGCAATGTGGTACGGGTAGGACATGATGTCGTTGGTCGTAACCCGCAGCCCCTTGCGCTTGTAGAAATAGGCGACATTCGCGCCGCCGGAAAAAGCATCAAAAAGAGACTTGGCGTCCTTCGGGAAGTTCTTGTCTATCCAGTTCATGACGAAGTGTTTGTTCCCGATATATCCGGTCACGAGTACATTATCCGTTTCCCCGGCGATTGTACTGAGAACGTCCGGATCGAAATCTGTATCGGCGGACAGGTCGGCGATGTCCTCCATGTTGGCGGCGGCGGACAGTTGCGCGGCGTCTTCACTTTCATCGGCGCACACGAAGAGCCGCTCCTTCGCGTTCGAGGGCTCGCCCCCGCGGTTGTTGCCCGCGAGTTGATATTTGTGATCCTTCGATTTCATGCGGGAGTCTTTACCGAGGTCGGCGACGATCCCCTTGATCTCGGACTCGGTGGGGTATGCGTTGTCGCGGTAGGAGATAAGCCAGTTCGGGATGTGCTTCGAAGCGGTGAGGAAATCCGTGAAGAACTGTTTCGCGGTCACGGGCGTGACGCCGGGGTCTTCTATTTTGTAGTTCCGTATTTTTTTGCTGTGGTCTATCTCCTTGTCCTTCCAGTAGTCCATCAGTCCTTCCACGAAGTGGTAATATTTTTCGTAGTTCGTGGAACTGAACTGCGTGGCGTAAGGCGGATCGAAATAGACGAGGTCGGCTTTGACTTTCGGAGCCGTGTCGAGGATGTCGCCGTTGAACGCTTTGTTCTCCTTGCCGTTGTCGAAGACGAGCGCGTTGATCCGGAGCAGGTTGTCCCGGTAATGCTCAATAAAACTCTCGATGGTGTAATGCCGCTGCCCGCCTTTTGTGCTGGACGAGAAATGCCCGAACCCGCCGCCGGACATGCACGTCTTGCCCAGCGCGAAAAGCGCCATGCTCTTTTTGGTGCCGGACAGCGCGTCAATGTTGGCGCGAAGCACGTCCAGGAGGGCGAGGACGTCATTCTTGAAGAAAATACCGTGGAAGTTTTTCTGGATGAACGTTCCGGCGTCGGAGTTGTGGTCTTTTAGAAGCCCCTCGATATCCTTTTCGGAGAGGCGGGTGTTGTTGTTCTCGACGATGGCGCGGGCGGCGTGATAACAGTAGGACAGCCGGTCGTTGGAAAAGACCTGCAGACCTTTGGTTTTGTACATGTACCCGACAACGGACGAGCCGGAAAAGGCGTCGAACACGGATTCCACGTCTTCGGGCGTATTTCCCCATATCCAGTCCACGAGTTTCTGTTTGGAGCCGATGAAGTTGGTGATATACTTCGGGCGATCTTCCGGTGGCAGTTCTTCGGTGACGAGTTCCAGTTTGCCCTCGGCGGCGAGAAGGCCGAGGCGCAGCTCCGCGTCGGCTTCGAGAAGGAAGCTGATTCTCTCAAGGTCTGTTTTGAATTCGATTTCCATTGAGCACCTCTTGGAAAAATAAAAAGCCCGGCAACATGCGATCTCTCGCGTGTTACCGGGCTTGAGTCGACGCTTCCGGACTTACTTACCGGGCTCGGCTTTCAATACTTCCGGACTGAATTTTTCGTTAGGCTATTCCGGCAAATTCTTAAACTCCCATTTCGCTTCCGTTTTTATCTTTTCCACATGCGTGATTTTTCCGTTCTCAAATCGGAACACGACCTGTCCGTAAAAACGCTCCGAGAGCAGCCTCTGAAGGAAAGCGATGATTTTATGCATTTTTGATTTTTCCTTTCCTTATCTGCTCCAGCAGGTCGTTTACGAGTTCCGTCACGCTTCCGTATTTGTCCGTCTCGAACACCTTTGTGCGCGAGCCGAGATAAACGGGAACGGCGTCACGATGCCGTTCGAGGAAATCCTCCGGCAGTTCCTTGATTCCCTGTTCGACAATCCGGTTTACCACACACTGCGCGTCCCATTCCTCGGCATCGTATCCGGGGATATAACCCACCTCGAACGCGGAGCGGTCGTCCACACCGTGCGCCCAGACGCCGATGGGGATGAACTCCCACTTGTTCGGGTCGGGACGTTTGTATTCGATGAAATAACGAATTTTCATCAGATCGGTTTCTCCCAGTTGAGCGCCATTTCCATCGCCTCGGCGGTGAAATTCTGATACAGCCTGTCGAACGCTTTTTGATTCTGTTTCCTGTATTCCCGCCACTTTTTGAAATCGGCTTTCTTGGCGTCGTCGATTTCATCGATGGTTTCGATGAAACATGAATAACCCCGGTGATCCCGGAAACGAAACAGGTCGGAGCGTTCCTCTTTGACGTTTTCCATTTTGAACAGCCGGACATTCTGCGGCCCGCCCTGATCGAAGCCCATTTCAAAACACACGGCCCAGTAGTAATGGCCGGACACGGAGCCGTCCGCGCCGATGACGGGTCGGGAAAACAGGATGTCGAACCGGTCAACGAGGATGCGGACGGTGTCAGAGCCGCCGAGGTCCACAACCACCACGGACCCGGGCGCGGTTATCCCGTCGATCTTTTCCTGCATCTGTTGTTTCATGGCTTCGAGTTCCTGTTGCATCAGAGCACCACTTCCTCTATCTTCCGGCCATCCGGCAGTTTTGAGAAGCCTTTCTTCTTGAACAGTTCGATGACCTTTCCGCGTTGGGCCGCGCTACTCGTTTTGATGACGTCGATTTCATCCATGAGCGACACCGTGTATTTGAAAATCGTCTCGTCGCTGCGCCCGCCGGAAGCGAGCCGCTTGTAATCCTCGATACTTGTCAGACGCTTGCGGCGGACGTAATCGTCAATCACTTTCCCGAACGCATCGTGGTCATAAGTGATAGCGTCCATCCGGCGCAGGAGCCGCTTTTTGAAATAAAGGCCCGCGCTTCCCCGGCCTCCGGCAGTCGGCAACTTGCGGACACGTGTGAAGAAGTACGACGCGCCACCGGTTCCCATATCGCTAACAGGTGACATGCCGCCGGGCTTAACTCCGATGCGGATTTTCTCAATGGTCGAGACCATGTTGCCGTTGTTATCGAGCACCGTCTTCACGAGGTCTTCGACATTCCCGCTGTCCGTGACGTTGTGATACAAACCGTATCCCTTCAGTTCCCGCTCCAGCATCTCGTCCGTAAGATCAAAACGCATCTGGTGCCGGTATCCCGCGCGCCGGGACGGGTCTTTGAATCCGAGTTCATAATTTCCGACCGGATCGTAGCCCGGCATTTTCGCCACATCGTCGACGCCGAGTTCATCCGACCAGAACTTTCGCATTGTCTGGATGCGTTCGGCCTTGGTCGCGTTCGATGAGTCCAGCTTCTGTCCCATCTTTTTCCACGCGGCGGACGTGTCTTTCTTCAGAAGGTATGCCTGTTTCTGCAAATACATGATCTCGGCGTCCTCGGCGCTCGCGGGCACGGAGTTGATTCCGAGTTGATCGAGCCGGTCGAGGATTGCCTCGAACCGTTCCGGGTCCGCGACTTTGCCGGTGACGCGGATTTCCACCTGTCCCTGAACTGCATAAGGATTTGAGGAATCCCACGGGCGGTAGTCCATGACCACGCCGTCGTCGAGTTCGATTCGGTACTGTACACCCCGGCTGAATCCCGAACTCCGTCCGAAGATCACATTTAAATCCGCGTCGGATTTGACGACGTGGATTTCACCGTTGCGGCACTCGCGCTGATCCAATTTGATGTTCGTTTTCTGGAAGCGAAAGCCCGTCTTTTTTGGTTCCGGCTTCGCCTCTTGTGCGATGAGATGTTTTTTAGCGGTGTACTGCTCGATCTTGCCGGGGAACTTTGTATTGTTTTTTGCGGCATCCAGAACAGCTTCGCATGCTTTTCTGTATTCCTCGGCCATGTCCCGGATGGACGCCGTTTTTCCCGACTTCGCCAGCTTCTCAATGTCGGGGATGATCTTCCTTATTTCATCCAGCGTGTCAGCGTTATATTTGAAATCGCCGCTGTCGACGTGGTGGTTGACCGTCTTCGCGCCGGACAAGATTTTGTCGTAGAAGGTGTCTTCGGGCAGCGTGTCTCCGGTGGCGAGACCTTTCATGGCGCTGCCTTTTTCGCCGAGCGCGTCAAGGAGTTTCTTTTCCGAATCCGGGCGCAGTTTGAACTGGACGACCGTTTCCTCTTTGCCCTGTACGTTCTTTTGTGTGAAAACGAGAGCGTTCTGATCCTCGATGTCGTCCACATCGAGGCGCATGGCTTTTCCCTGACCCTTCATCGCTTGCGCGTCGCGCAGAATTGTCTCGTCTTCCCCGGACAGTTTCCGCATCGTTTTAACGTCGTCCTGGAACCGGAACTCGGCTTTGAAACGCGCTTTGTGCAAGTCGTTATAAAACTTCTCGAAGTCCCGACGGATGTTGTTCTTGCGCTCCAGCGCGAGCCGGTAGAACTCATCTTTCGCGGCGCTCGCCTTTACGCCGAAACGCCCCTCGACGTAAGGCCGGATTATTTCGACGTATTCGGAGTCCGGGATTTTCTCGATGCGCTGGATGGTTTTGAGCGCCGCCTGCAGGTCGATGTCTATCTCGCCGTTCTGGTATGCCCGGAACATCGTGTTGTAAATCGGCTCGGCCTCCATCGAGTTCGGATGATAGGCGATGGAGAGATTGTCTTTGCCGAGAAACTTGAACGTCTGTCCCTTATCGATCCCGAAGACCTTGTCGTCCGCGGCGCGGACAAATTGTTTGGCGTGCGCGTCGTGGTTCGATATGAGCCAGTCGAGGATGTGTTCTCTCTGGATGGACTCGATCTCGGAAGGAGACAGCTTGCCGATGGGGATGTCCCGAAACGACGCTTCTGATTTGACGTTCTTCACCAGCCGCTGAATGGAGCCGGAGCGACCGTCGAGTTCGATATAACGCGCCTCGACGGAGTCGGGGTCAATGAGCCGGGCGATTCTATAGCCCATCTCTTCGCCGTGCGCGATAAATTTGTCCGTCGGTTTGAAAAGCCACTCGTCGCCGTGTTCGTCAATATAAATGTATTTCTCATGAGCGCCGCCGAGCGATTTCGCGTCCTTCGAATATTTGAAAGCCTTTGCCTTATCCAACGCGTCCCATTCAGAGTCCATTTTTGCGAAACCGGAAGACAGGTCCGCGTGCGGTTTTTGAAGGACGGGCGGCGCGACCGGTTCCGGGGCGGGCTGGGGCGTGTGTTTCGGCGGCGCTTTCGGCTGCGGCGCCTGGACTCCGGCTGCGGGCTTCTTTCCATATTTTTCGGCCCACTTTGCCCACTTTGCCTCGATGCTGTCCTTCGCGGCCTGAATCGCCGCGTCGTCCGTCTCGGTGAAAAGCGCGATAAAATCGTCTTTCGAACCCCACTGCCAGTGCGTAATCTTGGTCTGCTTGGCGAGGTCTTTCATTTCCTTCGAATTCATCGCCTGAATCTTTGCCTTGAACTCGGCTTTCTTTTTTACAATTTCAGACGCTTTCTCTTTCAGGAAAGCGTCGTCGACGGAGAATCCGCCTTTACCGAAAAACGACTCTGCGTCCTTGATCGCGGAAAGAACCGTCTGATAATCCTTCGGGTCCGTGGAAACTTTGACGGCATCCAGCAGGGAGACGATCTGGTCTTTTTCCTTTTTGATTGTTTCCTCGGCGACCTGAACGACTGCTTCCTTCGTGACCTTTTTTCCGATTTCCTCTTTGAAGTTTTTCTCCAGCGCCTTGACGAGGTGTTCTTTCGTTTTGAGAATCGGGAGATTGAACTTCGTTTTCGCCTCGATGAGCGCCTGCCCGGACAGACCACTGTGGTCCACGCCGGGTTCCAGCACATCGAGGATGTCGATTACTTCCTGCTTCGTGAGATTGAGGGAAATGCCTTTCTCCTGCGCCAGCTCTTTCAGCTTGGACACGGGCATGGACCCGAAGTCCGGTATATCTTCATGTTTTGCTTTCGCCTTCAACAGATTGATCAGGTCGTCCTTGTTGCGAAGCGCGGCGATTTTGTTTTCTTTTATGAGCGCCTGCAGGTCTTTGCCGGACAGGTGCGAGAAGTCCGTTCCGGTCTTCTGTTTGAGAATATCGAGGAAGTCAGACTTGGTGCGGGCGATGGAGATGCCGTTCGCCTTGGCCTGATCCTGAAGTTGTTTAATTGTGAGTTTTTCCCATTCGCCTTTTGACATGTACTGCCCGATCTTGATCGCCTCGGACTGTTTTTCCTTTGCCATGTCCTCGATGGTCTGCGGCGGCAGGATGCAGGCGGCTTCCGACGGCGCGGCGGTGGCGCCGAGATTTTTCGCGCCGCAGATGTCAGACGGATAGGCGTTCAGTATTTGACACCGGCAATGGGGATGTGCGGGAATATTCGGGACTTTGTCTATCGGAAATATCTTTCCATCCAGTTCCCGGCACACGGGGCATTCGCGCTCGTCGCCGACAGCCATCCATTCGACTTTTGTTACGCCGACGGTGTTGTAGAACTTCATGCGCCCCTGATTGTGGGCGCGGAGCGTTTCCGTTCGGGCGATCATTTCCATCCGGTACTGCGCCGTCTTGAAAACTGTCTTTCCGGCTTTTCTGAATTCCTCGGGGTCTTTGATCACGCGCCCGATGTCTTTCGCGATCTCCGGGACACTGCGTCCGGAAGCGATGCCGGTCTGGATCGCGCGGTTGATCCCGTCAGTCAATTCGCGGGACACGTCTCCGGCGAGCTGCACGTTGTAGTTCGCCATGAAGTCCAGGGCGTCTTTATCGATCAGCGTGAAGATGTTGCTGCCGCACTGCTTGATGCCGTCCGGCGTGAGGTCGCGGTAAAACGGCATTTTCGCCCGGACGAGATCGCCGATGCCGCTGTGAATGCCCGCCCTGTAACTCTCTTTGACGGCGGTCTTCATGATGAGTGAGTGTTCATCGCGGACAGTTCGGATGTGTTCCCTTATCTGCTGTTGGAGTTTTTTGAGCGACGCCTGATTGATTGCTTTGCCCTCGGGCAGGGAGCCGAGATTGGCATAATAAAGAAGGCTCGCCTTAACGTCCTTTTCGGAGCGCTGAAGCGAATCCAGGACGCGGGACACCGTCTGCTCGGAATAGAGGTCGCGTTCGTGCAGAGACACGAGCGTCGCCTCGACTATCCGGTCGTGTAGTGTTTTATCAACAGCTACTGCTTGCATCCGCAACCTTCCTTTGCGCGTTTTCTTTCGAACGAGTTGCAGACGCGGGAATCGAACCGGGTGTCCCGGTTGTTCGCGTCGCACCAGTTGTTTTCATCGTCGAAAAACTCACACTCGTCGCAAATCGTGTCGAACTCCACCGCGCCGGTAACCATGGGCGGCCTGTAATTCCAGTCTGCGGTTGCCGGGCGGTCTTTTTCTTTATCGAACCCGAACAATTCCTGCGCCTTTCCAATCGAAATGACACCGGATTCCAAGAACTTCATAACCGTTTCCGCCGTTTTATTGTCCGAAAGATCATACGGTTTCTTTGACTCGGCCTCCGTTTGTGAATCTTCCACTTCCGGATTCAGGTCCATCTTGATCTGAAGGCTGTTTTTCGAGATGAGTTTGCGGTCGAAGAGTTCGATGTACAGCTTTTTCAAGTCCACCTCGTTCGTCAGATCGAGATCGTTGAAGATGTAGTTGATGCTCTTATCCTCGTAGCCTTTGAGCTTCTGCCAGTCCGCGAAAATCCAGTTCAAAATGTCGCGGGCGACCTGTTTGATTTCCTTCAGCATGACAATCATCTTCTGCATGCCGATGGACGCGGTTGCGAAATTGGGGCCGTCGCCGGTGATGAGAGATTTCGCCAGCCCGAGTGCGATGATGATGTCTTCCTTTATTTCCTTGATTTTCTTTTCGGTGTCCAGCACCTGTCCCTCGGTGCCGTAAGTCTCGGCCTTCACGTAGAACGGCACAACGAGACCCGCCTTCATATCCATCCGGTTGAGCATGTCCCGAACACTATTCAGGCTTCTCTGATCGGGCACGATAGTCTTTTGGCCGAATTGACCACCCACCTGAATGAACCGGAGCGGAGTCGTCCATCGCTTGGCGACGGCGCGCTCGGCGCTGCGGTAGTCCCGCAGAAGCTCGATGGACTCGAATGCCGTGACGACCATCGAATTGCCTCTCGGGGAGTAGGACGGCGCGTTCCATTTGATGTGCAGGGTTTGCTCGAGCGGCAGATCAATCGGCTCGCCGCTTCCGGTTTCAGGCGTCTGCTTCGCTTCGACGAGTTTGCCGTTCTCGTATTTCACTTTCACGCTTATCGGATTTACGCAAACCACTTCCTCGATGTCCTTGCCGTCTTTTGTGGGACGTTTGAAACAGACGGTCTCGCCTTTCACGAGGCACTGAAGGACGCTGTCCTTGATGAGTTTGTTCAACTGCACACGGGCGGCGAACTCGCGGGCTTCCCATTTCACATCCTCGTCGTCGCAGTTGAACTGTATTTCATCGCCGATGGCGAACGTGCGCCATGAGTTGATCGCGTTCTGAACGATGGGCTCCTCGGTGTAGAACTGCCATGCCTTGGCCGCGCGTTCCTCAAACGTTTTCGGGATGGCGTCGCTCACGGACTGTGCGCTGAACGCGGAGGAGTTCAGTTCCGCGGCTGTTCCCATATTCGAGCCGATCATGGTAAGACCCGTGGTATTGTTGCCGTATTGAGAGCGGTTGTTGTTGCCGTTTCGTTTCTTCACTCGTTTGCCCCGTTTTTTGTGTCGTCCTGTCTGCCATGCGCCTCGATGACGCTCATGGGACGTCCAGCCTGTTTCTGCTCGTCCAGCAGTATTCCCAGAAGTACGAAGTAGCCGACAAGATCGGTCACGGTGTCGGACATGCTTTCATTCGGCACATCGCCGTCCGAGTCTTTTGCGAGCAGGTTGCCGAACCGTTCGAGTTTGTCGTCGATGCGTACAAGCAATTTTGATTTCGGGTCGAGCGCGCCGGACAGCATGCCGGGCTTTCGGAAGCTGCTGCCGTAGTCGCGGTTTTTGCGAAGCAGCAGATCGGTGACGCTCTCCATTTTTTCTTTTATGAGTTCCTGATCGGTCATTCCGTGGTTCCTTTTAAATGAATATCGGGTTTGTCATGACGGGCAGAGGCAGGTCGCCCAGAATGCCGCCGATCCCATCCAGCCGTTCCTGTTCCCGAACGATCACGGCGCATCGCACGGCATCGATTATGTGATCATGACCTTTCGAATAAATGACGTTGCCCGTTTTCATTGAATACGTGTGTGTGGTGAACTGGCTTTCGATCTCGACATCCGAATCGGGAAGTATAATCTGACGCGCCTGAAACCCCTTGTTGATCAGGGCCGTCATGTATTCCTTGCATCTCTTTTTGATTTCCTGCCCGTCGTTCTCGCCGATGACCACGGAGCTTCCGAAGTTGTAGCCGCGAAGCCGGGGCGCGAGATTCTGTTCCTTATATTTATCCAGCGCGGTCAACTCCTGAACCACGGACAGTCCGTTGCCGCCCGCATCCACGCCGATCCCGGCGGCATTGAAATATCTGTCTATTAAAGCGATTGCAAGGGCAATATGAGGATAGGCCACATGCTCCATGTGAATGCGGCGAACAAGACGAAGAACAGGTTTTTCATTTTCCGACACCTCCCTGAAGATGACGATTTCCGTCGGGTCGTTGGTGTACCCCAAATCGCCCCCGACATAGAACAGCCCTTCCACCGGCGCGAGGTTGAGAAGCATGTCCAGCCGTTCGGCGACCGCTTCCTCGTTCTCGCAATCTTTCAGTTCCTCGCCGGTGATCTCGACGCACTCATACTCCGGAATGTTCTGGCGGCAGATGGTGAGATGTTCGAGATTGAACGCGCCGTAGCTGGGACGGCCATGTTCGCCCACGACCTCGTGCTGCCATCCCGCCGTGTCCCGTCCGCCGTAGAACTCGACGAGTTCATCCTCGCGCTCAGGCGTCCAGTTCGGATTGAGCCATGACGGCCATCTGAAAACTTTCCACTTCTTTGAATGCGTGAGCCGGTAATAGGTCGTGTCGCGCAGTCCGTTCGGCGTCGAATAAATCCGCATCCGACCGCCAGCCTTCAAACACTGCCTCAGCGCCTTCCATGCTTTCTCAGTGAGCCAGGCGCCCTCGTCGACAAGAATCAGATCGACGTGCAATGACCGGAACGGATCGCCGTAAGCGCCAGCCGGTCGGAAGTAAATCACCGCGCCGGTCGTGAACTCGATTTTGAAATAGGGCTTCCGGGTGATCTTCGGGCGTCCCTGCGCATTGACCGCGATGCTCGACTGCAAGTCGGAGTTGTTCTCGATCTGGAACTCGACTTCCTCGACGATGGTTTCCACCGGGCCCTGATGCGGCGCGGCAACCAGAACGGAGCCGCCTTGCTTTACGAACGCGTGATGCAGCGCCAGCGTGGCGATGTCGACCGTCTTCCCGGAATCGCGTCCGTCGAGGTGGATGATGTTTGTCGACGGGCATTCCAAGTCTTCATTCTGATGCGCCCAATAGCGGCGCGCGCCGCCGTCGCGGTCCTTGAGGTAGTGTTCTCCCCAGAGCCGCGGGTTGCGCAGTATGCGCCCGATGGCGCGATGGTCTTTTGGCATTTCGATGTTGTTCAAACTGTCTCCTGGAATCGGGCAACCCCGCCGCGGGAAAAAGCCCGCCCGCGAATCACCTTCAGATGTCTTTTTGCGCTTTGAAAATTGCGCCCCCGGATTGCCCCAAATCTTTTTTTTGAAATTGGCTTGGCTTATCCGCGCCCCGGCTCCAACATGTGACCGCGATTACAACGAAAGGAGGCGAAACGCGGTTTTACAAACGGGTCAAGACCCGGCGAAAGAGAAAGAACAAAAACAAAAAGGAGGCCATGCACAATGGCTACGAAAAAAGCGAAGGAAATCACGTTTGAGAAAGCAATCCCCGCATTCCTGAAGTATCTGACGGACGAGGGCAAGAACGAGCGCACGGTAGCGGTGTACGGACGGTGCCTTGAGAACGTCGCCACCCACTTCGGCGCGGACAAGCCGCTCGGCAAACTCACACCGGCGACCATCGGAACATTCTTCAAGTCCGACGCGCTTCTCAAGAAGCCGAACGGCAAGGCGAAGAGCGAAATCACGGTGACCCAGAACAAGCGCGTGTTCCGCATGATGCTCGTCTGGGCTCAGGAGAAGGGATACCTCGCGGAAGTCCCGCTTCCGAAATCCGAGATGAAGAAAGGACGCGCACAGGAGGGAACAGACGCCGATGCCGGAAACGCCGCTGAAGCCCCGCAGGGCAATTGAACTCTTCGAGACGAAACTGCGGGCTGACGGGCGTTCACCACATACGGTCGCATCGTACATCCGTGACCTCGGGCAATTGGAGCGGTTCCTTGCGAACCGTCTCCAATGCCCGGTGGTCTCCGGAGTCACAGCGGATATATTGAACGAGTTCCTCGTGTCCACAGCGGTGACCCGCATGGCGGACGGCGGCCTTAAGGCTGAAGGTTCGGTCAACAAGGTGAAGACCTCGTTGAAGTCCTTCTTTAACTGGCTCGCCGCGTCCGGCCACATCCCGTCCAATCCCGCCGCCGCAATTCGCATCCGGCACGTTGAACGACCCGCGCCGGATGTTTTAACCGATGTCGAGAAAAAGAGGCTCCTCAAGGCCATCTCGAATACGAGGGGGAAGAAAGCCTTCCGGGACTTTGCCATTGTGAGCCTCTTTCTCAACACCGGCATCCGTGTCTCCGAACTT